AATAGGTAATGCCGGTAGTAGCCCCCCCAAACGACAAGGCCGGCGTGAAGGTCGTTTTTCTTTCGTGCGTGCTGAGCAGCGTATAGCCGCCATTCGTGGCGTTGTAGGCGATGTCGTAAATGCCGTTGGCTAGAATGTCCCCGGCCTGAAGCGCAGTGCCGTCCATGCGCTCCACGGCTTGAGCGGTGAGTCCATCCACCGCTACCGTGACTGCGGCTGTATTGGTGCTCGCGGCTTTGAACCGGAGCGAAAAGCCCGCCGCCTCATGCGCAGACGAGATGACTTGGTTGGTCGTGATCGTGATGGCATTCGCCGTACCACCGACCGCGCTGACACCGCCGCCAACGTCAAGAATGTATGCCTTGAGGGCACCCATCATGCCGCGCGCCGAGCCGTTCACCGTGCCGGGGTCTTGGCCTTCGAGCCAATTGATGCCGGCGTCGGCGTCGTCGTTGTCGGCTGCCGTAAGGCTCCAAGCCTGAGGATTCTCAGTCGTACCCATGACTTATCTCTCGCCGTCCTCAGAAATCAGGTCGTTGTCCATGTCGATCCCGCTCGCATGAGTCCAAGGCTCGCCAGCCGGGATCGTCACCTCGGCTCGCGCGTATTGCCCGCTGGTCCTGAGATGAATGACGCCTTGATCGTTAATCGTGTTCGATGCCGTGAAGCTCGGCGTTACGCCCGGCCGTTCCGTTGCCGACATGCGCCCCGATACCGTCGCTGCGTCGCCGAGGAAGCGAAACCCATTCGTGTAGAACCGCCGGCCGGGAATCGGTTTGAACAGCGCCGTCTGAAGCGTCGCCGCCATTGGCGAGCCGGTGAAGAAGTTCATCTTGTGCGCGCTATCGAAGGTGCCTAGCCGAGGCTCGCCGCCCTTCCAGATATCGGCGTCAAGGCTGTACGGAACTGTCTCCAGCGTGTAGCCGAGCCCCGCCGAGCCGAGGTTTTCCAGCGTCGTTGCCGTCGTTGCTGCCGGGAAGATGAACTCCGTGTTCAGGTCGGCATGTGTCCATGGCACCTTGGAACCGGGGTCGAAGCAGATCGCCATATCCAAGGTCGTCGAACTGGCATTACCCGACGATGGCGCTATCCAGAAAAACCGGCGACGCGCTGGATCACGCGCTCCAATAATTGCGGTACGCCGCGATCCGTTGATGTGGGCAAGAAACCACTCGTCCACCCAATCCTTGCCGATGTTGTTCGTCTGCCCATCAAGACCAACCGAGGCAAAGCCGTTGAGGCCGTAGTAGAAGGCCGCTCCCCGGTCCGAAATGATTGAGTACGGGCTTCGTGTCCCCTGCGCATCCTCGATCCGGTAGAACTCGAACACCCGTCGATCAGCCACAGCCCGGAAGCGCCGCACCGCCTCGGTCTGGATAATCAGGCCCTCTTGCTCAAGCGCCGTGCCGCCCTGCACAAAACCACCGTCCGGAAGGGTCTGGCTGTCACTGTCCTTGTCGTAGGCAGTGAAGAAATCGTGGTCCTCACGACCCGACCATTTCACCGCGAGCCTGGATGTCGCGGTATCGAACAGCATCAGGAACGGACCGACGACCTTGATGTAGTAGGCTGTCCCCGGTGTCCCGCCGAGAGCGGCGAAGTTGGTTCCCGAATTGACCTCGATTTCTTGGATGACATCGGCGCCGTTCGTCACCATCAACTGGTCGCCGAATTGCGCCCAACTCCAATAGCGATCCGTCGCCACCGCGTAGTCGCCGCCAGCCGACCTCGTTACATCTGTCCAAGCTGTTCCGGTGCCGGCAAACTTGTAGAGTTTGGTTGCCGTGCCGGCGAAAATCTGAACGCTGCCCGTCGAGGATCGGGCCGCATATGCCCCCCGGCAGGCCGCAGGCAATGCCAGCGAGGCCACGGCCATCTGCGGCCACGGATGATAGTTCTCGTCCTCTCCGGGTAGGACGCCAAGCGCCTCGCCGGCAACGCCGGAGTCGAGCCCAAAACGATCCGGCCCCCAAGCCGAGAATCTATACATGCCGGCGATGTCCTGGAAATGAGACGCGCGTCTCAGAACTGAGTCGGACTGATGCAGCCGAGCGCCCGCTTGTCGGTCGCTTCCCGACGCAGCTTCCGGTACTGCGCTCCGGTCGAGCCGCCGCGACCGTCCAGCGCCGGACCAAGCAACTCGATCGCCCGTGCCATGTTCTTGATCGTGTCTTTGTAGAGAAGGCCTAGGGCGTGCTGACGGATCATGTCGTAGGCTTCGACCATCCAGACATTATCGGCCTCGCTATCCGAGGCAGGAGCCGCACGCTCAATCGCTCCGGTTAGCCGGAACGTGTAGGTGGCGACATCCGGGATCGGATAGAAATAGAGCGAGCGGTCGAACCACGACCAGCGATATGGCTCTCCAGTGCTGGCTCCAACCAGGATCAGGTCATGGGTTTCGTTGAAGTCGGTCTTCCCCCTCAGCCATTTTGTTGTGCCGCCGCTCGGCGTGACATAGATTTCGTCGATCGCAAACATGAGCGGGATCGAGGTGCTGTCAGCCGAGGTGTAGATCGCTTGATCGGCAACGCTGGTGAACGTGACCGAGCGGGTTTCGTTGAAGTGAAAGCGCGTTGTCTTCCAATACTCGATCGCATTGGTGATCGCGGTGGCGATCTGGCTGGTCAGATCGGAGCGGGCGATGTTGTCGGCTATCTCCGCTTTCATTGTTGAAAGAAGCGTCATGCCGCAACCCTAGTTCTCGCCGGCACGCCGATCGCCAGATCGCTCGGCAGCACATCCTTCGTAACAACCGCCCCCGCCCCGATCATCGCTCCGGCTCCGATCGTCACGCCGGGCAAGATCACAACCCCCGCCCCGATCGAGGCCCATGAGCGAATGATGGGAGGCTGCGCCGTGTATTTCGTATTGCCCGCGACGGGATGCTTGTCGTCCGTTAAGATCACGCCCGGCCCCAAAAAAGCGAAGTCCTCAATGATCGTGCCGTGAGGGACAAAAACGTTGTGGTTCAAATGAACGCCTTTGCCGATCTTGCAGCCCCGGCCGATCCAGCAACACGAACCTATGACCGCATCGTCGCCGATCTCGGTTCCAGCGAGGATCGTCGCGTATTGCCAGACCTTGACGTTCTTGCCGAACGTGGTTTCGGGATCGATGGTCGCTGGACCGTAGATGTGCGGGAGCGCGCTCATGCCGCCGCCTCGGCTTGTGCCCGAGCCAGCCACGCCCCGAAGTCGCCGGCAAACCGCTTCTGCCCGATGTGGCCGCAGCACATCGTCGGATCGAGCCAGACTTCAAAGCCGAGCGAGCGCAGCATGTGGCACATATGAATGTCCTCGCCGACGAGCTGACCGTTCACCGGACGGATATCGAAAACCCACGCCGACGGCTTCGCCCGGCCGACGATGGTGTATTTCTCGGAGGCATCCCAAAGCGCATCCATTGCCTTCCGCGACAGGCGGAGAAACCCAGTACCAAGCGCCATGTCGGGAGCCGTGATGATGTCGTGCGTCGGGTGCCGGACGAAGCTGTGGATGCCGCTCAATACCTTGACGTTGTAAAGCTCGCGGTCGTCGGTCTTCTTGCGCACCGCGCCACCGACAACATCCACAGGATAGGACAGGAGCCTGACGATCCACTCGGCTTCCCAGTCCTGATCGGAGCCGATGATTATCAGGTCGTCGAAATTGCTCTCTCGGGCGATCGCGATCAGGTCATTACAGGCGCTCTGCACAATCGCATCGCCGGGGGTGAACACCCATCGGAGATCGATGCCTTGCTCTATGCAGAGTTTGATCGTCAGCCCGAGGCTATGGGCGTAGCGAACGTCAACGCTCCACGTGTAAGCAGGAGTGCCGATGAGAACGCGGCGCTGCGTCATGCGGTGTTCCTGAAATGAGAAGGGCGGCCCCGAAAGAGCCGCCCTCGTTCGCTTGGATGAGCGCGGTTTACCGGCGACCGTGCTTCAGGTCTTCGACCTGTGCAGCGAGTTCCTTCACCGCGTTAATGAGCGGATAGATGAAGGCTGACTCGCCGAGGCGCTGCCTGCCGCTGGGCTCGATCGACCAGCCGCCGAACACTTCAACACCGACCTTATCCATAGCTGCCTTGACCTCTTGAGCGGCCATACCAAGAAGCGGGTATGTCGGAGGCTCCGACGCCCTTTCCAGATCAATATTCCACTCTTGCGGCCAGTCCGCGAGCCGCTTCTTGACGTACTCGAACGGATTGAGTTGCCGGATGAACTCCAGCCCCAGCTTGGACGGGCCGATGACATCCTTGATGCGAATGTCGGAAACCGCATCCCACGTGCCGTCCGCCGTCCAGTCATTGCGAACATGATTACCAGCGTCGCCGATGAAGGTAGCGTTGTCGGCCGTGCCGGTGAGGTCGTGACCGATGACGTACTGGTCGGTAGCTGTCGCCGCAGAAGGCAGTGTGTTGAGGCCGATGCAGATATTGCCGGTGCCGGTCGTGATGGTATTGCCGGCACTGTCGCCGACGCCAATGTTGCTGCTGCCTGTCGTGACGCCCACCAGGGCATCGCGACCAACCGCGATACAGCCGACAGCGGTGGTCAGTGCCAACAGGGCATCATCACCAATCGCAACATTTTGCGTGCCTGTGGTGCAGGCGCCCAGCGCATCGGTGCCAATCGCGACGTTTTCGACCGCGACGGTAGCCGCATCGAGAGCGCCCAGACCAATTGCCACGTTGTCTGTGCCCGTAGTGAGGGCACCAGCGGCGTTATTACCGATGGCAACGTTCCGAACACCGACCGTCTGGGTTTTGAGGGAATCCCGACCAATGGCGACGTTGTTAACGCCCGTAGTGTTCAGGAGAAGGGCGTCATCTCCGATCGCGATATTGCCGTCGCCCACGGTATTCGCCCCGAGCGCGTCGGTGCCAATCGCCACGTTCTCCACGCCGGTCGTCAGTGCATCACCAGCGCCCGAGCCGATGGCGACGTTATCAGTGCCGGTGGTCAGCAAGGTCATCGCGGCATTGCCGATGCCGATATTCCTGACGCCTACGGTCTGGGTTGCCAGCGAGTCTCGGCCGATCGCAATGTTATTGATGCCGGTCGTGTTGAGCAGCATGGCGTCGTCACCGATAGCCACGTTGCCATCGCCAACAGTGTTCGCACCGAGGGCATCCGTCCCGATGGCGACGTTTTCGACGCCAGTGGTCGCCGCGTCCAAGGCACCGAGCCCGATACCGATATTATCGGTGCCGGTCGTAAGAGCGCCCATCGCGTTGTTGCCGATGGCGATGTTGCGCACGCCAACGGTCTGGGTCTTCAGAGAATCGCGCCCGATAGAAACATTGTTGACGCCCGTGGTATTGAGCAGAAGAGCGTCGTCACCAATCGCAATGTTCCCATCGCCGACCGTGTTCGCGCCCAAGGCGTCAGTGCCAATAGCGACGTTTTCAACGCCGGTCGTGTTGGCGTCGAGAGTCCCCGAGCCGATCGCCACGTTGTCGGTTCCGGTCGTGTTGAGGCCCAGAGCCCCCGAGCCGACGCCGACGTTCCGAACGCCAACCGTGTTGACATCGAGAACTTGGTAGCCGACAGCGACGTTGTTCTCGCCGGTCGTGTTGGCTTCGAGCGCGCCTTGCCCAACAGCGACGTTGGTGGCGTAGCCGCCCGTAGCGCCATGCCCAGTCGGGCGCATCTCGCGCACCTGAAGGGCCATATTCTTGTAGCGTTTTTCAACGCCGGAAAGACCAGAACCAGCCATTTTGCATCTCCATCAGGCGGAAGCGGTGCGCCCTTTCCGGGGCTCCAACGGCTGATCCGCCAAGGGGTGAAAAAGGAAGAGGGGCAGGCCCGAAGACCCGCCCCTCTCGTTCAATCAGGACTGCTCACCGGCCCAGGTGAGCGCGCCTTCATTATCCAGCGTGTAGCAAATGATCGCCGAGCCGTTGCCAACCGTAACGCTGCCGTTGCCGGCGACATTGCACCGGATGGTCGTGTCCACGTAGACCTTGTTCGCGACCGCTTCATCAATGGCTACAAACCCAATCGACGATGTAGCCAAGTTGGTCGCGTAGAGGTCGATCGTGGTTCCGTCTCCGATGTCGACGACCGTGGTGTCGTCAAAGGCAACGTGCGTAGCAAAGCCGGACATCGGCTTGATGATGACGGACCCGGCCGGAATAACGCCGAGCGTCTTGGTGGTACCGCCGGATACATCCGCTTCGGCGACGTTGAAGTCCGCCCGAAGATAATGCACCAGCGACTGATGATATTGGCGGGCTGCGGTTCCAGCAGTTCCGGTTGCCATTGTCCCGTCTCCTTATGCGTGCGCCGCGGCGTAGGAGCTGATCGTGATGACGCCGAAGTCGACGGAATTGAACACCGTCTTTTTCAGCCCTATCAGCGACTGCACCGACACGCCGAGGCCGCGTCTGTAGTCAAAGGTTTCCTCAACCCATTTGTAGGCGCCGACGCCCTTGTTGAAGTCGGAGCCGAAGCCGATCATGGCGGCCTGCGCACCGAGGAACACGGCGCGCCGGACGGTCGAGATCGAAGCGAGGGTCGAAGAGTTGACGCCGGGCGTCACATGCTCCGATTCCCGGAGGATGACGCCGTTGTACATGCCCAAGGCGCCCGTGAAGATCGGGTTGTCCTTGCCGCGACCGTTGTAGGCGTTCTTACTGAAGTCCATCCACTGGCCGGTCGAGGTATCCGTGCGGATGTCAACGACCTGGTAAGGATGGAGGTAGCAGACGAACGCTTCCATTCCTTCGAGATTAACGGGACGGAGAGGAACCGCCGTGGTACGAGCAAGCTCCTTGGCGTAGTCGATCAGACGAAGGTCGAACACGTCGTCGGACTCAAGATTCTCGTCCGCCGTGTTGTCCTCGCCTGCACCAGCTTCCGCCCATACCCGGCGGGTCGAGGTGTGCGCCGTCGTGGCGTTGCCCAGATTGAACTGAGTCAACGCCCGGTCGACCGTCATGCCGCGATGGGTGTAGGACGCGCCGTTGTAGCCGCAGAGATGCTGAAACGCGGCGATCGACATGCGCTCCGCAAACCAGTCCTTGAGGCCGTTCTTGGCTTCTTTTCTGGTGTTGAAGAGGATGCGCTGATCGTCGATCGTGTTCTCGCCCTTAACCCGAACCGCGTGCGACAGTTCGTTGAGCAACAGATTGTCGCTGTAGGTGGTCAGCGACTCTTCGTTGCCCTCAAGGGTTTGACCTTCGGTGCGGCCTTGACCGGTCAGCTTGGTGCGCAAGCCAACCGTAACCCGGTCGCCACCTTCCTTCTTGGGTTCCGTCTTCATGTGAATGATGGAGTCGGCGTCCTCGCCGACCAGCGGCCAGATATCGGTCGCCATCAGAGCTTCCGATTCAATACCGCGCGCCCATCGCTTCGCAGTGAGGGTGTCCCCTACTGCATAGGATGTTTCGGCCATTGTGGCCCTCGTGAATTCGATGTTTCGGGGTGCGCACGAATGACGTTGTGCGGACGAGGCCCGGCGAAGACGGCGCGGGCGCCCTTAACATCCGTTCACGGGGATGAGCCGAGGCAGCGAAGCTTTACGAGCAATCTCTGCTGCGGAGATCGTCGCGCTCGGATGACGGTGAGCGAGCCGAGGCCCGAAATAAGACGGGCGTCTTATCTTGCGATAGATATGCCGGGACGCGACTCTTGTCAATAACGCTGGAAACTGACGGGCTCGTCGAGCCAATGCCAATCCGGCAGATCATCATCCTCGTTCTGAGGAAGCGGCACCGGAAGTCCTGTCATTGAGTCGATACGCTCAACGAGTTGCCAGTCGGACGCGCCCTTATCGTCCTCACTGAGGACAACTGTCTCGCCACCCGCGCCGACATACCGCCGGCCAAAGTCACCCAAAAAGACCGAGCCAGCGCCGTGACGAGTTACGATCGAGCCGGCGTTCATTGCCGCCCGCGCTTCGGTGAATATCATCGGCCGAGATACCCCTTCTCCATGAACTTGTCGAAGCCGTGCGGATCGCGTCGGTTGAGCTTGGAGATGAACTCCTGCCGCTCCTTGGTGGTCATGCGGTCGAAGGCTTCCAACGACACGACACCACCACCACCGGGAGAGCCGCCAGCACTGGACAGCGTGGTCGAGGCTTCCTGAGCCCGCGCAAGGCGCTCCAGTTCGGCAGCGCCATTGTTCGGAGCCTGCTGTGGAGCCTGTCCGTTCGCTTGCCCCGGAGTCGGTCGCTGTTCTGCCTGCTGCGCCTGCGGCACACCAATGTTGCGCGACGCGGCAAGCCTGACGAGATATTCATCGATCGGAATACCGCGCCGCTTCGCATAAACCGCGTGCGATTTCTCGTGATCCAGAACGCGCTTGGTAAGCTCCGGCCCGCTTAAGCCCTCCTGAAAATTGAACTCCATCGCAAAGCTGTTCAGCAGGGCATTCCTGACTTGCCCGAGTTCCGGGCGGACCGTAACGGCGTCTGCCCAATCCTCGCTTGCGGCGTTGAAGTCGCGATAGAACTCACGGGCCTCGGCTTCCTGTGTTGCCTGTGTCTTGGTTTGCTCGGCCTGTTGAGTCGCCTGCTGGGCTTCCCAATTGCGCCACATCTGAAGATCGCGGGCGCGCTGTTCCCGCGCCCATTTCATGGCCCCGATCGGGTCCGTCTCCGGGTCGGGACCGAGATCGATTTCGGGCTGGGCAGTCTGTTCCGGTTCCTGCCGGGTCAATAGCGACCGCTGCCAGTCGCGGAATTCCTTGTCGAGCCGCTCCAGCCGCTCTTTGGTTTCGCGGTGGGCGCGATCAGCCTGCTTGCGCGCATTGCGTTCGGCGTCCAGTGCCTTCTTGTCGACGACCTCGCCGAGAACCGGCTTCTCGACCTTGTCCTTCGCGGTCTTGTCGCCTGGGTCTGCGCCCTCTGTCTTGGCGAACTTGCCGGTCTTGGGATCACGGGCGCGTTCTGCCGCCTCAGCGGCTACGCGCTCCGCCTCGCCATCGTCCGAACCGGTATCAGCCGGCTCGTCCGAAGGAGTAGCGGCCGGCTCCTCGCCGCCGCTCTCGAAATACGCCTTGTCCTCGTCGGACAGTTCGAGGGAGGGGGTCTTGCCTACCATCGTTACGCCCCCGCACCCTTGAGAGAGTCGAGAAGACGCCTTGCTGGGCTCAACGAGCCGTCACACGCCGTGCGGTAATAGACCTCCATGCAAGCAAACGTCACATCGCTGCCTGCGGACCGAGCCACGCGATAGAGATTGTTTATGGGGACACCATTACCGAAATCCCCGCCGATGGCTTGAGTTGCGCTGTCCATCGTTACGCCCCCGCCTCAGCCGACTTAGGCGGACGGCCACGACGCGGGGCGGCATTATCCTCGCCGTTCGTCATTCTCGACCAAATGGTCAGAGCGGAGTTGGCGGCCGTCGCCACCTTGGTGTCGATCTGGTCGTCAAGGCTATCGAGCCGTCGCCGCATATCGGCCACATCTGTGGTGAGCGATGCCATGAGGTCGCGGCGTTCCTGCTCCCGGTCGATCAGCGCCTTGAGCTTGGCGCGGTCGGCCTGCATGTTGTCGATGATGATGCGGAACAGGTCTTTCCGCATGATCTTCTTTTCGCTGTAGGCTTTGTAGGCGACTTCCAAGTCCTGCGAGTCAACGATCATCGTTCATCCTTTGGCCGATGACGCTCGGCCTTGCGAGGCGCTACTGACGCGAGCGCGTGCGGGGTCAGGCTATGGGCAGTTCCGCCCAGCACATGCTCGCCACAACCGAAATTGCCGTGGTGATGTAGCCGAGCGACAGGGACGAGCCGGGCGGGATGATGATCTGCCCCCTCACCTCATCCCGAATGAACGGCGATGTGACCGAACCGGTTGCCACAGGGCCGCCACCGATAGCGCGGATCGCGACCGGAGCGGCCGGCAAGGTTGCTTCCGATGCTGCCAGTCCAACGCCCCTTACCGATTCCAGCAATCCAGACCTAACCGTAAGAGGCGTGGTTTGCGTGACCGCAGTGTTGCTCTTCGCGCCATAGGCGACGTGCACCGTCGCAATGCCGGCCGGGGCTGAGGCGAGAGCGACACAGACATCCATGAGCGCGATGTTGTGTCGCGAGCCGGCCGGATTGGTGAGGATGAAACCGGTCGCGGTAACGCTCAGCGTCGAGAGGGCGACAACGGCTTGCAGCGAGGCCATGAAGAGCTGCCCGCGCATCGCCAATTCCCGATACGCCATGACATCGGTCATGGGCAGAGGAAACCCGTCCTCTGCTCCCTGTACCGTTCCGACATTCTCCGATGGTAGGCCGGCCCGTGTTGCGGTCGGCAGGTTGAGGATTTCGGCGTCCTCGCTGACGACAACAACCGTTGCGTTCGGCTTGCGTTTGGTCATGGCATGATCTCCCGACCGAGCGGCCGATTACGCATCTCGTTCTGTCCAGACAAAACCGGCAAAGCCGGTCGTTGCGGTGAGCGAGCCGTTGGCAATCCAGCCGCCGGGCGGAATGCAGAACATGCCGTTCAGGTCAATCATGGTGCCAGTGCCGGGGCCGCCGAGTGCGCCAGCCGTGAAGCCGCCGCGAACCGGCATAAGGTAGAACGGATTGACGATCGTGCATTCCGTGTCGGCATTGGCGATCGAGCCCGAGGTACCATTGATGAAGCAATTCTGGATGCCCGGAGCCGGAAGGGCCACCGTATGCGTCACGACGCCTGCACTCGAATAGCCGGCGATGAGATGCTGCGTGGCAATCGCCGCTTCCGCCACCGAGATGGCATACTGAAAGCCGAGCATGATGAGGTTCTTGCCGGAGCCCGCCGGATTGGAAACGCACAACCCGGTATAGGTTGTCGTCAGAGCAACCGAGGTCGCCTTGGCAGCAACGTTGCCGGCGAAGAACAACTTGCTTCGGGATGCAAGCTCACCGTACTTGCCGATGATATCGGAGGTGACGAGGGCGGCTTCTTTGGTGGCACGGAACGGAACAGGCTGATTGTCGGCAGCCGTCTGCGGCCCGACCTTCATATTGACGGTCATTGCGGTAGTTCCTTCTCAGGTCATGTCTGCGGCCGGCCCCCTAAGCGACCGCGGTGATTATGAAAGGGGGTCACGAAAAAACCGCCCGAAGGCGGCTGGAATTGTCGAGCGAGACGGAGGTTCTTAGCGGCGTCCGCCGCCCATCATGGAACTGATATAGCTGAGCAACTCTGGCGGCATCCCACCGCCCGAAGGTGGCATCGGCATCCCGCCACGGCCCATTCCGGCATTCGGTGGACCGCCACGCCTCATCATTGCCATCTGTTCCGGGCTCGGTCTTCCCCTGCCCATAAAAGGCGCCCCGCCGGGAGGCATCGGACCACCCCTACCGGCCATCATCGCCATCATGGCTGCGCGTGGATCACCGCCTCCCATCATGCCAGCGTTCGGAGGCATCCCGCCCTGCAAGTTGTTCGGGAGGCCAGCCATAGGCCCCCCGCCGTCCGTTCCCGGCTGCATCGGCATCGGGGGACCGCCGCCGCCCCGCTGCATCATCGACGGGTCGCGGCCGAGTGTGCCGGCCGCCAACCTGGCCTGATACTCAGGAGACATAGTCGGCCCGCCCCTGACGGCGCGCCCAGCCTGCGGAGGTGCCCCCATGCCTCCGCTAGCGCCGCCGCCGAACATTCCGTTCATATCACCCATCATGCCGCCGAGACCGGGGCCGCCCATCCCCGGCCCGCCGCGGCGACCGTAAGGAGCCCCTCCGGGCATACCGCCGCCCATGAGCGCATCGGCCCCGCCAGCGCCTTTCATTCCTGCCATGACATAGTTCTCCTAAGTTCTTGCCGCCGGCTTCGGTGTTGGCTGCGGCTTTCGATCCGCCACCTCTACCTTGGTCACCGCATCGGTGATCATCCCGGCGCGCTTGTCGGCGCTCTCGGTTGCCATCCAAGCGCGATTGTTATGAATATCCGCAGCGATCTTCTCGCGCTCGGTCTGCACCCGTGCGCCGATCTCCTCGCGGCCCAAGGCAACGGTGGCCTGTGTCTTGTCGCGCGCCGCGGCGGCATCCGCCTGTATCTTCGCAGCCCTGATCTGAGCGTCGGTCTGCATCTTGTGCATCTCGTGCTCGTGATGCAGTTGATCCGCCATGCCGTTATCGCCAGGCGGCTGTTGCCCAATCTCCGACATGGTTTTGGCAGCGTCCGCCTCTTCGCTCTTCGCTTGAGCCTTGGTGAGCATCACCTTGGCTTCCGCCAGCATGGCCTCAAGCTGGCCCATCTTCTCGGCCAATTCAGCCTGCGGCCCTTGGCTCATCGCGGCACCGGCTGCCTTCACCTTCTCGATGATCGAGGCCGGGAACGGTGCATAGTCGATGAGCACCATCTGGATCGGCGGCGGCAGTTCCCAGAACCGCGGCCCGATCAATTGCCAGACCCGCTCCTTCTGGTTCGGGCTGGTCGGGCCTTCATCGACAATGATGTCATACTTGATCGAGGCGGATTTCGCAGACCGAACCGCTTGGAGCGTGACGAAGCCTTCCTTGCCCTTCTCAATCGGCTGCTCGCCGGGAGCCGGCGCAAACGCCCCGTCACCGATCACCCTGACCAGCATGTTGTCGGGTAGGTAATTCTGAATGTAGTAGAGCATCACGACGCCTTGAGAGCGCCGGTATCTCCGCAACGAACCAAACAGGATGGCGAGGATCGTGATGCCGGCCTGTCGGCGCTGGAACTCCAGACTGGCGGGCTGATCGGCTTCCCTCATGCCCAGCATTTCGAGGTTGATGCCGGACACATCTCGAACTGAGCTGATAGCGAAATTCATCAACTCGAAGAAACCGGCCGGCAGTTGCGAGCCGGGCTTCGGCTGGAACTTGCCTGTCGTTAGAACACCGCCCTCAACCCATGAAATCGCGTCCTGCTTGGCCCAACTCTCCTCAAAGGCCCGGATGTCCTCGGTGATATCCTTCTCGGCGACAATCCCGCCCTTGGCAGTCGAGTTGAGAATGTGGAGAATCTGAGACAGCCATTTATTCGCCCACCGCTGCGGGTCTTTCATGCCCCGCACGATGCCGTAGAACGTGCCTTTGTTCCGATCCCGGAATCCGGTAATGAAATTG